GCACAAAAACGATAAACCACAATTTTCACCGATTGATGAGCACAGCCTTGGAATGGCCGGCCGACAAAGTTGAGCGACGACCGCTGACAGCCATCATTCCGGCGGCGACAAACGCGCGCACGCATTCCGAGGCGCAGATTGAGCAGCTGTGCGCATCGATGCGGCAATGGGGCTGGACGATGCCGGTTCTCGTGGACGAGGCGGGCGAGCTGATTGCCGGTCACGGCCGGGTTATGGCGGCGAAGCGTCTGGGTTTGCTCGAGGTGCCGGTTATGACGGCGGCGGGTTGGTCGGAGGCGCAGAAGCGCGCGTACCGGCTGGCCGACAATCAGCTGGCGCTCAATGCTGGGTGGGATGTCAAGACGCTGGCGGACGAGCTTGCCGGGCTAAAGGCGTGGGATTTCGATTTGTCGCTGCTGGGGTTTGACGACCTTGATGCGCTGATGCGGGGCCGCGGTGGCGGGCTCACCGATCCGGATGAGGCGCCGGCCGTGCCGGAAACGCCGGCGACGCAGGCTGGTGACGTCTGGCTTTTGGATTGGCATAGGCTGGTGTGCGGCGACGCGACGGTGGCGGCGGATGTCAAGCGGGCGATTGCTGGTGCTGCGCCGCATCTGATGGTTACCGATCCGCCGTATGGCGTGGAATACGATGCTGACTGGCGCAACCGTGCGGAAAGGGCGAACGGGTTGCCCTCTGGCGGTCGCGCCATAGGGCGCGTGTCGAACGATCATCGCACCGACTGGCGCGAGGCCTGGGCGTTGTTTCCTGGCGTTGTTTGTTACTGCTGGCATGCCGACCCGCATGCCAGTGCGGTGCAAGCCTCGCTCGAGGCGCAAGGCTTCGAAATCGTCTGTCAGGTGATATGGGCCAAGGATCGCTTTGTGATATCGCGCGGCGATTACCATTGGCAGCATGAGCCATGCTGGTATGCCGCGCGCAAGGGCAAGCGGCATGAGTGGTCCGGCGATCGCTCGCAATCGACGCTGTGGAACATCTCGCATTTGAAATCGGAAACTGGGCACAGCGCACAGAAGCCGGTCGAGTGCATGAAGCGGCCGATCGAGAACAACTCGTCGCCTGGGCAGGCCGTTTACGATCCATTCGTGGGATCCGGCACCACCATCATTGCCGCGGAAATGACCGGCCGGCGCTGCCAGGCGATCGAGATCAATCCGGCCTATGTCGACGTGGCGGTCAAGCGTTGGCAGGAGTTCACCGGCAAGGCGGCAATTCACGAAGGCAGCGGGCGCACGTTTGATGAAATAGCGGGACAGCAACATGAAGCGCGGCAGAATGTCGGCTGAAGACAAATCGACGGCGGTGGTGATCGAGGGCCAATTCGGGCAGCGCCCGGAGCCGCCGCCGGAGTTCAATGAAAGCCAGGCGGCAATCTGGCGCGAGACTACGGCGAGCGAGCCGGTGGATTTCTTCGGCACGGCGGCGTTGCGTGGGCTCTTGAAGGATTACTGCAGGCATCGCGCGGAGAGCGAGCGGATATCGCAGATCATCGACTCGTTTCAAAGCGACTGGATCAAGAATTCCGAAGGCTCGAAACGGTTCACCGACCTGCTGAAGATGCGCGAGCGCGAAACCCGTTCGACCTACATGATTGCCACGAAGCTGCGGCTGACCAATCAGGCGCGTTACACGCCGGGCGCGGCGGCGACGGTCGGGCGCAACACCGCGCGCGAGAAAAAGCCGTGGGAAATGTAAGTGCCGCGCGGCAGGAAGCGCAAGGAAACGCGCGGCCAGCGCAACATTCGCTGGATCGAAACATATTGCCGCATTCCGGAGGGCGTGGACATCGGCAAAAAGGTGAAGCTGCGGCAGTGGCAGAAAGACGAGATCATCAAGATTTACGACAACACGACGCTGACGCGCCGGGCGATCATCAGCTTCGGCCGCAAGAATGCCAAGACCACGCTGGCGGCGTTCCTCCTCCTCCTCCATCTGTGCGGCCCGGAGCGGCGTTACAATTCGCAACTCTACTCGGCGGCGCAATCGCGCCAGCAGGCGGCGATCATCTTCGATGCGGCCGCCAAGATCGTGCGCATGTCGGTCGATCTGCGGCAGGTGGTGATCGTTCGCGACACGGCCAAGCAGCTGTTCTGCCCGGAGCTCGGGACGCTGTATCGCGCGCTGTCGGCGGAAGTCGAAACCGCGTTCGGGCTGTCGCCGGTGTTCATAGTTCATGATGAGCTTGGGCAGGTGCGCGGCGCCCGCTCGCCGCTGTATGAAGCGCTGGAAACCGCGACCGGCGCGCAAGAGAATCCATTGTCTCTGATCATCTCGACACAGGCGCGCACCGATAGCGATCTGCTTTCGGTGCTGATCGACGACGCGCTGAACGAGAATGATCCGCGCACCGTGCTGTCGCTCTACACCGCGCCACTCGAGGCGGATCCATTCAGTGAGGAGAGCATCCGCGCGGCCAATCCGGCATTCGGCGATTTCCTCAACGCCGACGAGGTGCGCGGCATGGCCAACGACGCCAGGCGCATGCCGGCGCGCGAAATGGAATATCGCAACCTGATCCTCAATCAGCGGGTGGAGGTTTCGGCGCCGTTCATCACGCGCACAGTCTGGAATGACTGCGCTGCCGAGCCCAAGCCGCTCGCCGGCATTCCGGTTTACGGGGGGCTCGATCTGTCGGCGACCGCCGACCTGACGGCGCTGGTCCTGATCGGCAAGGTCGACGGCATCTGGCACGTGCATCCGACTTTCTGGCTGCCGCAAGAGGGACTGATGGAGCGCGCGCACCGCGACCGTGTGCCGTATGACGACTGGCTCAAGCGCGGCTTCCTCCTGGCTGCGCCCGGCAAGTCGGTCGATTACGATTTCGTCGCGGCGCATATCCGCGAGCAATTTTCCAAATACGACATTCGCAAGCTCGGTTTCGACCGCTGGAATTTCCAGCACTTGAAGCGCAGCCTGCTGCGCGCCGGCTTCAACGAGCGCACGATCGGCGATCGATTCGTCGAATTCGGGCAGGGCTTCCAATCCATGTCGCCGGCGTTGCGCGCGCTCGAGGGTGAGATCCTCAACGCGCGCCTGGCGCACGGCAATCATCCGGTGCTGCGCATGTGTGCCGCGAATGCGGTGGTGCAGACCGATCCGCACGAGAACAAGAAACTGGTCAAGCACAAGTCGTCAGGGCGTATCGACGGAATGGTGGCGCTGGCGATGGCGATGGGCGTGGCGCCCACCGACATCGAGCGGCCGCGATCTCCGATCTTCGCGGTGGGCTAATTCAAGGGAAGGCCGAACCTTCAAGGCGACTGGCTGCAGGCCTGCGGCTGGAGCGAGGCAATCATGCTCGACCAACGGATCCCGCCCGACACCATCATTCGCTCGTGGGCCACGCTCGAAATCAAAGCGGACGGCGACGGCGAGCAGCGCCTGATCAAAGGCATCGCATCGACGCCGACCACCGATCGCGGCGGCGATATTGTAGAGCCGCTCGGCCTGCAATTCGCCGAGCAAATTCCACTGCTCTACCAGCATCGGCACGCCGAGCCGGTGGGCATTGCCAAGCTCGACAGGCCGACCGAGGAAGGCGTCACGTTTTCCGCGCAGCTCGCGAAGATCGCCAACTCCGGCGCGCTCAAGTCGCGCATCGATGATGTCTGGGAAATGCTCAAAGCCGGGCTGGTCCGCGGCGTATCGATCGGCTTCAAGCCGCTGGAATATTCATTCATGGACGACGGTGGCGTGCGCTTCATCAAGTCGGAGGTGGTCGAGTTGAGCTTAGTCACGATTCCGATGAACAGCGAAGCCACCGTGTCGATGATCAAATCTTATGACGTTGCACCAGCCGCGCCAGGCTCAAGGGTGCAACTCCAATCGTCCGGCGTCGCGGACACCATGCGAAAAGGCAAACCGAAGATGCAACCGATCTCCGAACAGATTGCGGCATTCGAAGCGCGGCGCAAAGCGGCAAGCGACCGAATGGCCGAGCTCATGAGCAAAGCCGCCGACAGCGGCGTAACTCTCGACCAGGCGGAAAGCGACGAATATGACGGGCTCGAAATCGACGTGAAGAAAATCGGCGAGCACATCGATCGGCTCGTCAAGCTCGAGGCGCAGAACAAAGCTGCGGCGGTCGAGGTGGTCGCAAAGACGATGGCCGAGGCCTCGCAATCGCGCCAGCCGACGATCGTGAACAGGCAGGGCGAGCAGGTGATCCGGCTCAAGCCGAATTGCCATCCGACCTCGCCGTTCATTCGGTACTGCATCGCGCTCGGTGCCGCCGGCGGCGATCAGACGCGCGCATACCAGTACGCCAAGCGGCGCGTCGACTGGCATTCATCGACACCGGAATTGCTGGCGATTCTCGAAAGCGATGAAGCCGTCTACAAGATCAGGGCGGCGGTGCCGGCCGGCACGACCTACGATTCCACCTGGGCCGGGCCATTGGTGTACGCCGAAAATCTTACGTCGGCGTTTGCCGAATATCTGCGGCCGCTGACCATCATCGGTCGGTTCGCATCGCTGCGCCGGGTGCCGTTCAACATCCGGGTGCCGCGGGTCACGTCCGGCACATCCGGCGGGTGGGTGGGAGAGGCGGCGCCCAAGCCGATCACCTCGATGGCGCTCGATACGATTACGATGACTTGGGCCAAGGCGGCCGCCATAGTCGTGATCACCGAAGAGCTCGCGAGGTTTTCAAATCCGGCCGCCGAAGACATGGTGCGCACCGATCTGTCGCGAAGCATCGTGCAGTTTCTCGATCGTCAGTTCGTGGATCCATCGGTGGCGGCGGTGACCAACGTGTCGCCGGCGTCGATCACCAACGGCGTCACGCCGATCACGCCGACCGGCGTCAACATGGCGGCCTTCCGGGCCGACGTGAAATCGCTGTTCAGCTCGCTGCTCGATGACAATCAAAGCTTGGCCGGCGGCTACTGGATCATGACGCAGCAGCAGGCCTTGGCATTGAGCCTCGCGCAGAACAGCCTTGGCCAGACGATCTATCCGACCGTCAACGCCGAGCAGGGCGGCACTCTGCTCGGCTATCCGGTGATCGCCAGCGAGAACATCCCGGCGACCGGCGGCTCCCCGGTGGACGGCTATCCGCTGATCTTCGCCATCGGTCCCGAAATCCTGCTCGCCGATGACGGCCAGGTGACCATCGACGTCAGCCGCGAAGCATCGGTGCAGATGGACGGCGCACCGGACTCGCCGCCGACCGCCTCGACCAACATGCAAAGTTTGTGGCAGCTGAATCAAATCGGTATCAAAGCTGAAAGATTCATCACGTGGGCACGACGGCGATCGACGGCGGTCGCGTGGATTCAAAACGCCAAATACGCGGAGTGATCACCGATTCCCGCGCCGCCGGCGCGGGATAGGCGGGCAAGCGGCACTCGTGCCTACCCGGGCCGCTTGCTCACCGACGCCCAACTTGCGGTCGGTCGATGGCCTTCCACCGGCCGCCTTTTTGCGGGTTGAAAAAAAATGAAACGTGTTCGGGCGCTGCAAAGTTTCGCCAGCCACAAGCGCGGCGAGGAATTCGAGCTATCGGATGAAGAGGCGCGCATTCTCGCGGCACCCGACCTGGTCGGCGGGCAAAAGGTCGAGGTTGTCGACCGGGCGATGAACGCCGAGCAACCGGGCCAACGCCGCGGGCGATACGCACGCCGCGACATGCGAGCCGACGAATGAAGCTGTTCGGTTTCGAGCTATCGATCAGCAAGGCGAACGTGCCGACCGCCACGCAGCCGATCAGCCACGATCGCGGCAATTGGTGGTGGCCGATCATCCGCGAGCCATTTACCGGCGCCTGGCAGCGCAACATGGAATTGCGCGCCGAGAACATCACCACGTATTTTGCAGTCTATGCCTGCATATCGCTAATCGCCCAGGATATCGGAAAGCTGCGGCTGCGGCTGCTGCGCAAAAGCGAAAACGGCTTGTGGGAGGAAGCGGAGTCGCCGGCGTTCTCGCCGCTGTTTCGCACGCCGAACCACTACCAGACGCGCAATCAATTCATCGAGCAATGGGTGACCTCGAAGCTCATTCACGGCAACACCTACGTGCTGAAAAATCGCGACCGGCGCCAGGTGATCGACCAGCTTTACGTGCTCGATCCGACGCGCATCAAGGTGCTGGTCGCTCCCGACAGCTCGGTATTCTACGAGCTTGCCGCCGACAACCTGTCGGGCATCGCACTGCCGGTGACCGTGCCGGCGAGCGAGATCATTCACGACGTGATGGCGCCGCTGTTCCACCCGCTGTGCGGCGTGTCGCCGTTGTTGGCAGCCGCGCTGCCGGTCGCGCAAGGCCTCAATATCCAGCGGTCGTCGAGCCAGTTTTTCATGAAGGGATCGCGGCCTGGCGGCATGCTGATCTCGCCGCACGTGATCACCAAGGAGCAGGCGCTGCAGTACAAGGACGAATGGGAGCAGGCCTTCACCGGCGAGAACGCCGGCAAGGTGGCGATCCTGGGCGACGGTTTCAAATACGAAGCGCTCGGCCTGGCGGCCGAAGAATCGCAGCTGATCGAGCAATTGAAGTGGACCGCCGAGAACGTGTGCTCGGTATTCCACGTGCCGAACTACATGATCGGCGTCGGCGCCGCGCCGCCGGCCTTGAACAATATCGAGTCGCTGCAGCAGGTTTATTACTCGCAATGCTTGCAGGCGCTGATCGAGGCGATCGAGTCCTTGCTCGATCGCGCGCTACTGCTCAACGTGCCGCCGATCAATTATCGAACCGACTTCGATCTCGAAGATCTGATCCGCATGGACACCGCGACGATGATCGAGTCGACGGCGAACATGGTGAAGGCCGGCATAAGCTCGCCGAACGAAGCGCGCCGCAAGTTCAACCTGCCGCCGACCAGGGGCGGCGAGTCGCCGTTCCTGCAGCAGCAGAATTACAGCCTCGAAGCGCTGGCCGAGCGCGACGCGCGCGAGCAGGCCGCACTCGAGCAGGTGCAAGACAAGCCGGACGACCAAGAGCCGGAAGAGCCGGACGACCAAGAGCCGAATGCCCGGGGGATTCCCGATGTCGATCGCATCCTTGCCATCGCCAAATCGCTCGACTGACGCCCAAGCCGTCACCGCGCTGGAGCGGGCGTTGGCGCGGGTGGCTGCCGACGTGCGCCGGGAATGCCAGCTGGAGATCCGCGCGGCGGCCGCCGAGTTGAATGCCACCAGGCGCGAGATGGAACTCATGCGCGCCCAGCTGCAGGCGCTGCTCGCCGCCGCGGACATCAAGCAGGGACCGCCCGGGCCTCCCGGGCCACAGGGACCGCCTGGCGAGCCCGGCGCGGCCGGCGCGCCAGGCCAACGCGGCGAGGCGGGGCCGCGCGGCGAGGCGGGCGCGATCGGCGCCATGGGACCGCCCGGGCCGGAAGGCATCCCGGGCCGCGACGGCCAGCCTGGCCGCGACGGCTTGAACGGCCTGCAGGGGCCGGCCGGCGAGCGCGGCAAGGACGGCCGCGACGGGAGCGACGGCAAGGACGGGCTCGGCGTGGCGAACTTCAAGGCCGTGCACGACGGCGAGCGTACGATCACGCTGTCGTGGGACAACGGCGATCGGCGCGTCGAGGAAACGATCGTCCTGCCGGCGGTGATCTATCGCGGCACATGGAAGCGCGACACCGGCTATGCGGCCTGGGATTCGGTGACGTTTGCCGGCTCGTCCTTCATCGCGCGTAAGGCGACCGACAAGCCGCCGGAAACCGACGACTGGCAACTCGCTTGCAAGCGCGGGCGCGACGGTCGCGACGGCAAGAACGGCGAACGCGGCGAGCCCGGGCCGCAGGGCAATCCCGGGCGTGACGGAAGGCAGCTATGATGATCGAGGATATGAAGCACATGGAAGTGCTCGACGCTTTCGGGCGCGAGCTGCAGGCAATGCTCGTGGACTACAACGCGCGCGCCAACGGCAAGACCGACAAGGCCGAGGTGTGCAAGCTGCGGCTCGAACAGAATGCCGCGCTGCTGGAGCTGCTGACGCAGCAGCGGCGCGCGATCGAGCACATGCTGGGCAAGCCGATCGATCCGCAGACGCATTTCGGCGAAGCGATCGTGATCGGCGCATTCGGAGGCAACGCATGAAGCGCTGGGCCTGCGTCGCAAGGTTTGGCGGGGTCGGCGATGATTTGATCGCGGCGTCGGTGCTCGCGCCATTGAAGCGCATGGGCTACATGACCGAAGTGCTCACGTCCGAGCCCAATCACGTCGTGTATTTCCACAATCCGCATATCGACAAGCTCACGGTCAAGCAGCCGGATCGCGATCTGCCGAAAGACGATCTGGTCGCCTGGCAAGCGTGGATGGAAAGCCGCGCCAACGAGTACGACGTGTTCGTGCACGCTTCGCATTCGTGCGAGGGGCGGCACGCGGTTTTCCGCATGATGACCGCGTTCTGGTGGCCGGCCGAGTATCGCCGCAAGGTGTGCGCCGGATCGTATCTCGAGACCGTGCACGACATCGCCGGCGTGCCGTACGAGTTCGGGCCGCTGTACTACACCAGCGAGGAAGAGCGCACGTTCGCGCGCCAGGCGACCGCCATTCTCGGCGAGCGCTATGTGTGCTGGGTATTGTCGGGCACGCGCATCGACAAGGTTTATCCGTTCGCGCCGAACGCGGTGGCGCGGATCATCAAAGAGCTCGGCATTCCGGTGGTGCTGCTCGGTGGGCCGAGCGAGAAAGAGCACTCTATGGGCCAGGCGATCATCGAGGCGGTGGCGGTGCAGAACGGATCGCGCGATGGCGTCTATGCGGCAACGCCGGATCCCGCCGGCGGCGAAAAGGCCTGGCCGCTGCGCTCGTCGCTGGCCATCGCGCACGGCGCGGCATTGGTCGTCACGCCGGACACCGGGCCGGCCTGGGCGGTGGCGTTCGAGCCGATGCCGAAAATCGTCATGGTCAGCCACGCATCGGTCGAGAACATCACCAAGCACTGGCTCAATACGATCACGCTGCACGCCGATCCCGACCGCGTACCTTGTTGGCCGTGTCACCGTCTCCACGACGATCCGTCGACCTGCGTTCCAAACAAGCACAACAACGGGGCAGCCTGTGTTTCGGATATTTCAACGGATGCCGTCGTTCAAACGGTCGCGCAGCAATGGAAGCGCGAGCACGAAGTCGTGCACGCCGAGAAAATTTTCGCGATGGCGCGCCGGAATGTATGACAAGGATTTCAGCTGGCGGGTGATGGACGGCGACGATCGCGTGGTGGCGCAGCGCTGCACGCGCGAGGAAGCCGAGGAGATCGCCGCCGCGCACAACGCGCGCGATCCGATCCGATCGTATGCCGACTGGCTGTTCCACAGGGAAAGGGTGTGATGCTCACTCTGCCGGATGTCACCTTGGTGCTGATCGAGACCCGCGAGCACGATCTCGCGCAGCTGGCGCTCGAGGAATGCGAGCGGCACGCCGAGTTCGGCGACGTGCTGATCTTCACCGACCGCCCGGCGCAATTCCTGCGCGCCAACCGGCGCGTGGTCACCGTGCCGGATTGGCCGAGCAAGATCGGCTGGTCGCGCTGTTTCTGGCAGGAAGTCGCGCCGCACATGCGCACCTCGCACGCGCTGCACATCCAGTGGGACAGCTGGATCGTGGCGCCCGAGATGTGGCGCGACGAGTATCTCGATTACGACTTCATCGGTGCCCCGTGGTGGTACAAGGACGGAATGAACGTCGGCAACGGCGGGTTCTGCATGCGCTCGACCAAACTCATGCGCTTCCTGCGCAAGCATCGCGCGCAGTTTCCGTGCATCACCGATCTCGATGACGATCTGCTGTGCCGCCGTTATCGGCCGACGCTGCAGCAATGTGGTTTCGAGTGGGCGCCGGAAAGCCTGGCGATCAACTTCGCCTTCGAGACGACGCGGCCCGATCCGAGCGCGCGCCACTTCGGCTTTCACGCCGCCTACAATTTCGACTACGGCTGCAACAATAGCGGCACGCGCCTGTTGGAGCGCGCGCGGCTGATGATCAAGTCGGGATACATGACCAGGAGCAATCCATATATCTGGACTGGCTTCGCCAAGAAATGTCCGGACATCGCGCGCCAGGCGGCGGCGCTGGAAGAGGCGGCAGCCGGATGAGTGCGGTCGTCAATCTGCAATCCCCGCCGGAGGATGCCGAGCCCGACAGCAAGGAAATGAACGATCTGATTCTGCGTGCGATGCGCGGCGTCAACGGGCAGGCCTTCCGGTTGTTCGGCAATCGCGTCCTCACCGGCTTGTTCGCCGGCATGATCATTCCCGAGCGGAATCCCTCTTGGGACGACGGCAACGGCAGCACCAAGCTGCTCGGCTGCTACGAGCACGAATTGCACGCGGCGTTCGAGCACGCGATCTGGCGCCGGCCGAGAACCATCATCAACGTCGGCTGTGCCGAAGGCTTCTACGCGATCGGCCTGGCGCGGCTGATCAAGGACGTGCCGGTGCTGGCACTCGACATCATGCCGACCGCGCTCGACCTGTGCGCAGAGTATGCCGAGCGCAACGGCGTACGCGACAGGATCGCTTTGATCCAAGGTTGCAGGCAGCCGGAAGAACTATCCTTCGATCGCGAAGGGCTGCGGCTGTACGTGATCGACTGCGAGGGCGCCGAGCTCGACCTGATCGATCCGCAACGCTGCCCGGACCTGACGATGAGCGATCTGATCATCGAGTGCCACGACTTTCTGCGAGCGGAAACGAGTGCGGATATTGCCGACCGACTGAACTCGACGCACCGCGTGGATCGCATTCAAGCGAAGCTGCCGGACCTGGGTCAATTCCAGTTCATGCGAAGTTGCCCGACCATCATGTCCGCGCTGATGGCGGTGGAGAAGCGGCCCATGCCCACGTGCTGGCTGGCATGCTGGGCAACCACGAAAGGAACCTGATCAATGGCAAACATCGGTGCGCATGGTGCAAAGCAGATGCTCGATTGGGTGCTCGGCGGTGCCGCGGCCACGCAGCCGGCGTCGCGGCTGGCGGCATTGTCGCTCGGCACGCCGAGCAGCGTGTCGGGCTCGGAGCACAACTCGAATCTGGGTTACATCCGGCAAACCGCGCTGTTCGGCGCGGCCGCCTCGCCCGCCGGATCGGCGAGCAACACCGCGGCCATGACATTCGGGCCGTTCTCGAGCTCGAACGCAATCCAGGGCCTGCTGATCTACGACACCATCTCGATCAACAGCGGCAACATCTGGTGGTACGGCACGCTGCTGACCGCGCGCACGGTTCTCCCGGGCGATACGCTTGTCGTGGCCGCAGGCGCGCTGATCGCAACGCTGTCGTGACGGGTCCGTCGTGACGTTCGTCGTCGAGGACCGCATCCGCGACACGTCGACCGTGACCGGGACAGGGAACGTCTCGGTCAGCGGCACGCCGCCGACGCGATATCGGACGTTTGATGACGTGCTCGCGACCAATGACACGTTCCCATATCTGATCTCGCACCAGACGGAGAATGAGTGGGAAGTCGGCATCGGCACCTATCTCGGCTCGGATCAATTCTCGCGCGACACCATCGTCAGTTCGAGCTCGGGCGAGGGTGGCAGTCCGGTCAGCTTCAGCGCGGGGACCAAGGATGTCGTCCTGGTGCAGCCGCCTATGGGCACGACGGCGGAATACCTGAACAACACCGCCGGCCGCACGCTGATGACCGAGCGGGTCAATGCCGCCGGGGCACTTGCTACTTTGAGCGACAACGTGGGCGGTTCCGTTTCCTGGGACATGAACGACGGATTCAATGCATCCCTGGCACTGACCGGCAGCGCCAACGCGAGGACGCTGGCCAATCCGACCAATCCGATCGTCGGACGCAC